ACGTTCGTGATTGATCCCGCGACAGTGTTCACGTTTGCGATGTCTGTCGCGGTGGTGTTCACGTTCGCTATGGAGCCTGCGACCGTGTTCACATCTGCGATGTTCGTGCCGACTGTATCTACATTGGTGATACTGTTGGCGACTGTGTCGATTTCCGAGACTGCCTCGTTAAGGTCGTTCGCCGTTGTAATGACGGCGGCGATGTCTGCGGCGACTGTTTGCAGGTTGTTGTTGTTGATTTCAGCGGCAACAGTATTTACATCCGCAATGTTTGTTGCGGTCGTATTGACGTTAGTGATGCTCGCGGCAACCGTATTGACGTTGCTAATGCTTCCAGCCGTTGTATTCACATTGGCGATCGAGCCAGCCGTGGTGTTTACGTTGGCTATGTCGGCGGCAACTGTGTTTACGCTGGCGATGTTTGCCGCTGTGACTGTGACGTCTTGGCCGACACCGATCTCTGCGGCAACCGTGTTGACGTCAGATATATTGGTGGCTGTGGTGTTGACGTTGGCGATGTCTGTAGCGACGGTGTTTACATTCGCTATGTCTGTCGCAACCGTATTCACATCCGCGATGTTGGTAGAGACAGTGACGACGTCTGTGCTTGTCGCCCAATACTTCGCCGAGTAGTTCGTTCCGTCGACCGTCCCACTTGTTTTGATTGCCCATTCTTTCGCCGCTCCATCTGCATTGGTGACGCCAGTGCCGCCAATAGCCCATGCCTTCGAGGAGTAATCTGTTGAGCGAACTTGGCCGTCTGTTTTCGAGGCCCACTCACGGGCCTCGGAAACGTCGATAAGTTTCGTGGTGTAGGCGCTTGCTTCCACGGCGGCTTCGTCGGCAAAGGTTGTGCCGGAGCTGAGGCCATGGACGATGTAGACGTCTTTGTCTGTGAGCGTGAGGACATCGAAGTTCTGGTACGTCGTGGCCGCGTTGAACGAGCCAGTGATGTTGAAGAACGTCGTGATGTCCGTCCAGCCAGAGGTGGACGAGGCAAAGTTGCCTACTCGGAATTGGAGCTTGTCTGCTGTTGGGTCGAAACGGAACTCGAAGTTCTCGTCACGGAACACGCCTGAGCTATCGAAAAGGTCGTCAAGCAAATCGGGGATTGAGCGCCCACCCTTTTCCGCACTCTCAAGGTATGTATCGAGAATGTGGTCTCCGGTGTATTGGGAGCGGAATCTAAGTTGTTCACCAGTAGGACGTGTAATCGCCATTAGTCATAGTACCCCATGTCTTTCATCAGACGTACTAACTTTGCCTTAGTTAAGGCGTACTTGTCGTCCGATGTGCCTGCCTTTTGGCTGGCTTCTAGTTCGACAATACGAGTCTTTAGTCCGTCGATTTCCGACATGAGGTTCTGGATAATGGTTGCGGTGCGCTTATCTTGCGCCTCGCGGTCGAGTTCAATGACTCGCGCTTGTTCAGTGACAAGCTCAGCGACCATAGGGTCAACTGTTGTTCTAAGAGTTGCTAGTTTACTGCTCATCGTCTACGTGCCTCCGAGATAGGAACGAGGTTGCCCTTCTGGACTTCTCTGTCGATATTCTCAGCAGGTTGTACTGACGCGCCGCGCATCTTTTCCATCATGGCAAGTTGCTGTGATGGTGACATACCGTCGGCCTGCATCTGTTCTTTAGAGATACGGAAGCGGTCGAGGTCGGTGATGCCCATCGCACGGATTGCTTCTTCTGCGATCTGGCCCGCGTTGTACTCCATGTTCAGGCCAGTTTGAGACATGATCTGAAGCATGTTCATCCATGTTTCGGCGTTGCGGGTCGGCTCGATTGGAAGCGTGCCGTCGATCACGAGATAGTCGATGTCACCCTGCAAGTCTTTCGCTACGTCGTAATCGAGGTAGCCATCTTCGACCATAGCGGCCAACTGAGTTGGCATGTTGGTCTGGTCGATCTTGATCGAGCCTTGCATGGATAGGCTGTCTTGGATGTTGGCCACCATCATGCGCACCATTGGGCGGATGGTTGTGGCAGACATGATCCGTGAGAGTACGCCGAGTCGCTGTGATCCGAGTTGTGTAAGACGTTGGATTTCTGTCGCTGTGCGGATTCCGTCTGCGGTCGGCATACCTTGTTGCGCGTCGGACGCGGCGGAAACACGTTGCTTCAATTCGGACATCGCACCGATGTCGTTGAAGTGTCCGCGCGTTACGTCTGGCACTTGCGCAATGTAGACGCCGTCACCCGGCTTCGCACCCGGCAACGTACGTACGATGCCCCATGGGTTGCGGTCGATCAGGTCTGGGATAGAGACCTGCGTTGGGTCGGCGAAGATCAAATTGTTGAGTGCGGCACTGACGTTGTCGATACGTGAGCGCAACAGGTAGGTTGCGATGTCGTGCATCGGCAGGATCAAATCGTAAAGGCTCTGGCCGTAGGTCTTGTGGCTGTCTTGGTAGAGGCCACCGATGACCACTGGGAACTGCTGGCCGTACGGGTTGAGCTGGAAACGAATGACCACGTTCTCGTCGAGGATGGTTACGACGAGGAAGATTTGGTCGATCGTTGGAATGTTAATCTCGTGGCCAGACAGACGTACCCATGCCTCGTCGATTACGCGCGCGTCGCCGAGTGTGAAGTAGGCGTGGTCGAAGCGCTCGCGTTGGTGAGGCTGGGCTGGGTCGATTGAAAGGCCACGACCCTCTTCCTTGTGCCAGTGATGCGCGTTCCACGAGTTGCGTGGTGGGCTGATCTTGTGGCGAAGGGCAGGGAACTTTTTGAGCTTGGGGTACAGGCCGGAGTAGAGCAGGCTGTTGTACGAGACGTAGTCTGCGAACACGATGTACTGCATGTTTTCCCAGTCGCCCCAGTTGACGCGTGGGTCAGGGAAACAGCGGCGTGGATCGAAATTGATTAGCTGGTTCGTGTTTGTTTTGGCGTCCCAAGTGACTTTGGTTGGAGCAAAGCCGTAACGAATACTGTCCAGCAGTAATTGCGCCATGCGGGCTTCGCCCGCAGTGCGCCGCATCTGCTGGTGCAGTACACGTTCGAGGATTAGGGATGACTGGCGGGACTTACGGTTGAGACCCTCCAGTTGGAACATTGGGTTACGTCCGCCGAGCGCCGCCATCATGTAGGTGAGGACGGTGTCTGCGATCGCGCGTGTGTCGGCAATGACTGCCTTCTCGCGGAAGTCTGTGGTGTCGGCAGGGACGTACACGTCGTGCGCGCGGTCGGCCTCTTTCCAGTGGTCGTAACGCTTACGGATTTTGAAGTACGACATATCGACCATCGACTTGACGTAGTCGACGATGCGGCGCTCTTGTTCCTCCGATAGTTCTGCTGAGATGTCTTCGTAGTTGACCAAGCGTTCTGCGAACTCACTTAGGTCAACGACCACACCTTCGCTAGGGCCGCTAACGTATTCTGCGTTGCGGTAGCTAGAACCTGTCGGCAGGGAACCTGCTTTAACTTTTGGGCCATTCACACTCATGGGATAAGAATACCTCTGGCTATGTGAGTTGGTCGTCCTTTACAGACCCCAACCTTTCCAATTTGTCATCTTGTTGCCTACTTGCTTGAAGAGGCTCTTTCCGAAGTCCTTGTCTCCCATGTTACTGAGGGACTGGCTGGGGTCTGCGTGTAATGCCCACGCTTCAGGACTGACGGATGTACGGGATAGGATGTCGATGGCCATCGTGACTGCGTCGACTTGGTCGTCGTGGTTCCCGTTGGGGAAGGAGACGGATTCGTCGATGAACTCGTCGAGCCATTCGCTGGATGTTGGGAGGAAGACCCGTCCTCCTTCGATGAGTGGGAGGATGGCGTTGACTCGTGCGACTTTGTCGTTGACGACTTTGTAGGGAATGACGGACATGCCGCTCTCCCTCTTGAGTTCCTGTAGTAGTGACTGGCCACTGGCTTTGTCCTCGATATAGATGGCGCGCAAGCCTTTGCCACGCCACTGGTTGTTGAGGCGGATGAGGCGTTGCTTGAGTTCGGGGAAGTCGTACTTGCCACGCACGATGTCCACGAGGTAGATGTCGCCGTTGCGATCGAGGCCAGCGATGGCGGCGACGCTGTAGTCGGCGGTTTCGGTTTTCTTGAAGGCCGTGTCGACTGCGATGACGAGGCTGACGAATGACTCTGGCTTGAGATCGTCTGGGTACTTTTGCCACCACTCCGTTTTGATGATGTTGCCGCC